ACTCCCAGCGAGACTCGTCGAGGTCGCGCATTTCAATGAAAGGCATCACTCCATCCAGCGTCTTGAACCACTCGTAGAGATCTTCGCGGATTGTATCCAGACTCTTCTTCGATTCCTTTCCACGCACGATTGTGAATTGGATATCACGGGGCGTAATGGCAATACGATCAAACGACGTGCGGGACGAACCGCGGTAGAGCAGCAGAGTGGGCAGACGGCGCTGTGGAAGGGTTGTGGATGTCCATGCCTTCCACATTGCGACGTCCAGTGACGGAACCTTGTTATTGGGATCCTTGACGTAGAACTTGTGACGCGTCTTCTCCTGCTTAGATGTGAAGAACCCAACATACGGTGTTTCCTTGGACAGTGTGAGCCCATAGAACATCTGCTCGAACCGTGCACGGGGTGCGGTGAAGGATGTCTCTACAAGTGGTAGGTACCACTTTGCACGAAGGATGGCGGGATGCCGAGGTTCGGGCACGGACAGTCCCAACAGTCTTGTCAGCTGCTCGGCGTTGGTGCGCAATGACCGAACGGCCGAGTCTGTGAGTCGACTCGGGGTGTCCTCGCGGAACAAGGGGAAGTATACTCGCTTCACAGTGGGACTCATTTTGGGACTCATCTCGGTTGCCCTGAATTCACCCACGTCGGAGTAGACGGACTCAAAGAGCAACTGCATGTTTCCAACTGGAATCCGAGTGGAGGCAAACGCGAACTCCTTGGGTGGCCGAGGGAGAATGATCGACCGCTCACCCGCGACACCAAACACCCGCCACTCTGAGAACCCAGCACCGGGCTTGTACAAGGCTTCGAGGGCAGCAGGACGACCATTCCAGTCTTCGCGAGAATACCTAGCCTCCTTGACTCCTGTTCCTGCGTGGATGTGTTCCAAGTAGTACTTGAACAGCTCTTGGTCGATACGCAGACCGTCCACAGACATACGCATGAACAGTGCATCCCAATTGCGAGGATCTTCGTAGTGCTGTTCGGGTAACTGGACATGGACTTCAATGAAAAGACGATCGGGGTGACTGTTCACAGCCACGGCGATGTGTTGACGCACAGTTTCCAGCGAGTCGTCCTCAAAGAACGTCACGCTCGATCCTGTTCCCGCGACGGGTACAGTCTTCGACATTATTGGTTAGGAGTATTACTTTTCATCACGTTTATAGTCCTTCCTCTTCTGCATGTTGATTCGTTCGCGATTCTTGTCGCGGTATTCTCGCATCTTCTTCCGTGTTTCTTCGGGGTTGGCCAGTCGCTTCGCCCGTTTCTCTGCACACAGTCGCTCCTTGTTCTTCTCGTAAAATTCCTTGCGTTGTGCCTTAACTGCATCCGCGTTATTCGCAATATATTCATTGTGCTTCACCTGAAGCGCTTCCTTGTTCTTTTCATAGTATTCCTTGTGCTTCTCCGCAACGACTTCCTTGTGTGCTACAACATAGTTACGATTACGCTCTAAGATGGCCTCTTTGTTTGTCTGATAATACGTTACAGCTCGCTCCTGTTTCTCGGCATCAGACGCATATGCGACCAACGTGTTGAGACATAAGGGATCGCTCTTTGCCGCTAAGATATATTCGTTCTCTTTCATACGTATCTCTGTGCGATTTGCACATGAAAACGTTTCGACCAGTTCAATTCTCACCTTATCCCATCCAATCGAGTTTATGTGGCTATATAACCTGGATGTCATTGTCTTTGACGAGTCTTTATGACCATGAAGTCTGGATTTCAATTTTGCAATGGTGGACCCATAGTAGTAGTGCCCATCGTCGCATAAAAGTTTGTATATCTTGGATTGGTCGTATCCCATTTATTCGTCTGGTCCGAAAATATGTAAATGATTATAGCGGAGAGTCCGAAATGACCATGCCACAATACGGCGTGGGCTGACGCGAGTAATTCACAGGTGTGTAGATTCCAACCTTGACGGCATCATGGAGGATGCGCTTGAAGTTCGCCCAGAACTCCGGCGTGTGTCCAATACTTTCTGTCATCAAGTGCGCCATCTCGTGCAACATCACAAACATGATCGTGTTCATATCGATCAGTGGATACTCCGGACGCTTGGTCTTATCGCGCAGACAAACGACGATCCGCTGCCCCTTGTTCTCGGAATACGACGTATCCGGGGAACTCATCGAGTTCTCAGAAAAGACATCGGGCTGATACCGGGCAACAAATCGAGCGACGGGTGGGTCGTTCATGAGCGCGGGTTCTTCTGCGTACGAGTCGCGCAGCTTCGTGAGGTTGCCTCGAATCTTCGCCATCAACTTCACAGCCTCTTCTTTGTTTGGAAGGTCTTGCATATCATACTCGTTCCCGTCAGGTCCTGTCATGCGCACACCGCCCACTGACCCTACTAACTGGGCGACAACGGCGACTCCGATCACGGCAGCAGCAACCGACAACATTGTCTATTGTTACGAGTTTAACTGCAGAGACCATCCAGCGCCCGGTTGGCACGGAAAGGGTCAGGGTCGATCGTCGTCTGCAGGAACGGTCCAACCTTCGACTGCGGGTTCGGCGTCTCCGACCGGATGTCGTACGTCGGGTTGCGGTTGTTCTGCGAGATACCGATGATGTTGATGTTGGCGTGGTAACCAGCCTGGAGGAAGTTCTGGCCGTCCATGTCCTTCGAGCCGACCGGGTTCACGGCAGCCCACGAGGCACCGACCTCGCCCTTGGGGAGCAGCTCACTCGCCGAGAGGACGTTCTGGGTGTACGTCTGCTGCGACGACGGGGTACGGCCCTGCATGTCGCCGACATCATAAGCATTACCCCCGACCGACATGGTGCCGACCGAAAAACCTCCCTGACCGCTCAGAGGCGCCATGGAACCGGATCCGCCCAGCTCCACGCTCAGCTTCTCAGAGACAGCCGACTTGCCGGTGGAGTAAGAGGAAAAGAGTGAATATACGACGACCACGCCAACCAGCACGACTCCAAGACGAACAACCTTTTGGGAGGAGAGCTTCATACTTTATTCATGTGGTCAGACAAATTCTCAGAGGGGAAGAGTAGCTCGACCAACTGTTCACGACGAAGGGTCCAGAATCCACGGACCCCCTTCCTCTTTGCCTCCTCCCGGAGTTGGCTGATTGTCATCTTCTCGATGATGAAGGACTTGGGGAGCTCAGGCATAGTGAGGAGCTGAATGAGCTGAGTCCGCTTGAGGATGTAGTACTGCTTGATACGGCGCTGCTTGGCAAGTTGCTTGAGCTCGACGAGGGAGAGAGAATCCATTGCAGCTCACTCCACCTGCCGGACACGGAATCCGTTTTTTTCCGGGCATCAAGTAATGCTGCGTACCCCGGTGATACTTGCCTTTTTCCTTGCAGCTGCCATCGTCGGAATGGCAATTCGATTCACGGATATGAGTGGAGGACAGGAGACCTTCAAGCTTCCCAGTGATAAGATGGCGCCCCTTGACACCGAGTCCGTGCCGGGTGTGAATGGATGGGTCGAGACGTCCCCGATCCTCGGAAGCCAGGCGAAGGCGGTGCCGGAGAAGCCGTACGATGTTGCGGACGACAATGCCCTCGCTCAGTTCATGAACAACAAGCTTGGCCCTGAGTGCTGCCCGTCTCCGTTTTCGTCGAGCGGTGGCTGCATCTGCCTAACTCCGTCGGACATTAAGGGTTTCGCGTCCCGCTTTGGGAATAAGACTCCCATGTAATAACAATGGATCATCTTCGTACGTTCATCAAGTGTCTAAAGGACGCACACCCCGAGCTTACATTCCCCCGTGCGTCGGATGAGGTGTACACCCATCTGACAGACGCGTTGACCCCACATGGCATGAAGATCATGCAGCGCGATAATTCGCTGTTCAAGGCAGCGGATGCACCCCAGCCCCTGCCAGGTGTTGACATCCGTGTAGCGTGGAACGGAAGCGAGGACACCTGGAAAGCCCTTCACATGACCATGATCTTCTCGTTCCTCCGTGGTGACCCGAAGGAGAAGGTTGCGCAGGTGATGGAGGCGATGAAGCATGTACTCCCGGAGACACACCGTGATACTGACCAGATCCTCAAGGAGCTCGGTACAGATGAGATGAGCTCGTCGATGACGGAGATGTTTGAGCTCCTCATGAAGACCAAGTTGGCTTCGATTGTGGGTGAGATCGCGGCGTCGATCAAGCTGGACGATATCGGCATCGACTTCGAGCGACCCGAGGAGATCCTCGAGGCCTTGCAGCACCCGGAGCGCAGCGCGGCGGTTCGCCATATCATGGAACAGGTGAAGACGCTCCTAGAGGATCGCATCAAGACCGGCAAGATCAACCAGCAGGAGCTCATTCGCGAGATTGAGACTCTCAAGGCCAAGTTCCACTCGAGTTTTGGAAAATACATGAATGAGATGGTCGGCGTAGCCCGTGAGGGACCGGCAACTGGAAACACGTCATCACAAATCATGTCCAACTCCCCCGAGGCGCGACGTGCACGTATGCAAGCCCGTCTCCAGCGTAAACTCCACGAAAAAGGTCGCAAGTGAAGATAAGAGTGATGTTCTGGTTTTCCGACCCAAGTATCTTGTTCCGTTCAAACACGTGGTATGCATTCGTGCCGACCGCGGGTATGAGTGTGGACGACGCCTTGAATTCCGTGGTTCGCTTCACGGTCTATCTGAGCATCCTGTTGTTCATGTGCTCGATGGAGGTGAAGTATTTCGTATATGTGCCGGTGGTGATGGCGATCACGGTTGCATTGCATGAGCTGTATCCGAATACGAAGAAGATTACAGAGCCGTTCCGAATGGGCACGGCAGTGAGTGGGTACACGGGAACCGATGTAACGCTCCCGACACAAGATAACCCGTTCATGAACCCTACTCTGGTTGATATCAATGAGAACCCGAACAAGCCCCGTGCTGCTGACCCGACGGACATCAAGGTGCGTGACCAGGTCAATCAGCAGTTCGCGCAGACGTCGAACGTCTACCTCGATACCACGGACATCTTCCAGCTGATGACGGCACAGCGCAACTTTTACACGGTTCCGGCGGACGACCACGAGGGGCTGCTTCAGTTCCTCGGCAAGGGTGCGGCTTCGGGCAAGATCTTGAACGAGGGCTATGTAGTTGCGAAGGGTTCAATGGTGGATACGCCGACGACTGACACGACGACTCAGCCGTCGGGGACGACGCCGGGTGAGACCACGCACCAGACCCAGCTTCCTCTCGATCTCACTCGCTGATTCCTGCTGCCCAGACAGTACACGCTCCCGACCACGCTTCGGCTTAAACTTCATAGTAGGAAACCCAGTCACGCGCTCACTCGCAGGTACATTCGCCGATTCAATCTCCTCTACGGGGATGTGAATGTGCTTCTTCTTGAACTCATCCCACACAGGCTTGTTGGCCTCACAGTGGGAGCAGCCATTCATGTAGAACAAGACCAACAGGGGGCGACGTTTGAGGGTCTTTTCGACACCGCCTCCGAACCCTCGGTCTGGTAGTAGATTTCCACGCGACCGAGTGTCTCCTTCCGGGAATTCTCCTCCCTTCATATTTATATCAACATCTAGAAAATGGCGTGTCTCGATGAGCTGAACCAAGCGGCTGATAAACAGACATGGATTGGAATTTCACGCGCAACGGGGGATATGAAGAAGTTCCAGAGCATCTCGCAGTTCCAGGACTACCAACAGGCATTGGGATGTTCTCCGGTTCGTCCATCGCCCTATATCGAGTCGAACGCGGGAAAGAACACGACTCCTACGGGGTTCCTCGAGTTCAAGCCTCGCGACGCTGAAACACAGGCGAGGTTCGATGCGACGTCCGATCAATGGGAAGGTGTGAAGGCATCGGACGAGGCCGTGAAGCAGGGGCTGTTCATCGAGGACAGTGCAAACCCCGCTACGCGGGAACGGAAGCCGCAGCAATCTGTCCTGCCACCACCTACTCCTGCCCCGACAAACGATGTTTGCTCAATACAATGAGGAGGTGGGCTATACTCGCCGCAGCAGGGCTGCTCCTGCTTCTGTTTGCGCTGCTCAACACGGAGCACTTCACAGACACAGAGTTCACAACTGTAACACAACCCTGTTTTTGCCCCCCGAGTTCCGACATGTCAGTCCAGTCCAGGAGTTTTTCATGTGACCCATCGTGTGCGACGTGGTACAGCAAGGTCGAGGCACTTGCCCCTAGGGGTGCAGAGACTCAGGATTACATCACAGTTCTCCGAGCGTTCTATGATCAGGTGTATACACCGTCTGCTACGAAACCGACAGAGGCGCAGGTTGATACGTTTCTGGCCTCGTCTGCTGGAACTGTTGCAGGTGTTGACATCCCGTCTGTGAAGCGGATTCTTATGACCGGGTTTCATATCGACTCTTCGCACACGGCTGCACAGAACGAAGACGCAAGTCAGAAGTTTAAGCCATCGGATGCCAACCTCGCACCCAAAATGGGACGAGATGAAGTTCGTACTCGGGAAGAAGGTGGGTACACGGGCGCAAACCCCAGTTCATCGACAACCTTCTCGGAAGGCAACTATGCCCCGCCCCCGCAGACACAGCCGAACAAGCCAGGAGAATGGGACGACGGAACTATGATGTGGAAGGGACCTCGACCCGCATCTGTATGCCCGTGTGCCGAAAATATCATGTAGACACAATGAAGAAGTGGATTCTGTTTGGCCTGGTAGGCCTCTTTCTGTTCTACATCTTCACTCGTCGTGAAGGATTCCTGGATACCGAAAACATCAAAGGTGTCTACAACCTCGACGGTCCGGATGTTAGGAATCCAGCACTTGGATCGTCGGCTGAGCATGTAATTGGACTGATGCCGCGGACACTGATCACTGCTCTGCAAAACAAGAAACCCAATACACAGTGCACTGAAGGTGGGCGCTGTGACTGTGGATCGGGCGCATCGAAGGATCTGACGAAGCAATGCCCCGTCGATCCAACGACAGGTGATGGTATGATGACACTGCTGAGCGGTGACATCAATGACATCATGGTCGCGTTCTATAGCAATGTATACCAGATATCGAACGCTGTACTGACCTCGGCGGACGTTGATCGGTTTTTACGGACCTATTCTATGACGCCGTTTCTGACCACGAACGAGGACGATGTCAAGGCGTTGCTCGTTGCGTACTTCATCACCCAGACTCACGGAGCCGCAAACACCGGAACCCATGACAGGCGATTGGTCAATGATGTGGATCCGGGATCGACTGCGAGTGCTGAGCTGCAAGGTCGTTATAATAATCCTAATGGTTGGTCGGACAAGACGGCAATGGAGAGGTCGGCGGCGTATGCACAAACCTCCGGATATGCCCATCAGCTGGAGTCGGAAGGCGTTCAGGACGCGGACAATGGTTCGCTCCCCACTGCGATCGATGAGCGGTCGGGAAACACGGACTTTGGAGCCACTCGTCCGACAACGGGTACCGTATTTGGAGCCAATGGTCCCTTCTCGGGGAGGGCAGGGACAGGGCAGGGAACGGGCATGAATGCCGCCGCCGCTCTTACAGGCAGCTCCTACGCCCATCCTCCTCCCACTCAGGCGCGTCTCGATCCCTATGATCTGTGGCCTGGATCTGGTTCGCAGTCGGGCACGGCGGAGGCACCGCCCGGCACTACGATCCCGGTGAATGGTCCCTCGTGGGGAGGCCCAGGGGTGTCAACGTTTTCCGGATCCACAACGTCCTCCTCACAACCGGCATTGTATGGGCCCGGTGCAGGAGATACATCAAAGGGAATGGGATGGGGAAGCGCACAAACGAACAGCCGAAATACGAGCGCGATGCCCGATTATCGCACAACGGGTTCGGATCCCTCGAATCGCTACGCTGTAACCTCCCGTGTACCCGGTGATCAAGATCTGTTTGGATCCATGTACATCCAGGCCAATACAGAGTCTATCGCAAACCAATCACTGAAAACGGATCCCGTTCCATTCTTAACAGATTTCTCTGCGTTCCAGAATTAAGATGTCGACCTCCTTCGGACTTCGTAATCAGCGTGGCTCCTGCTGGGTCAATGCAACTCTCCAAGCTATCTTCCGTATCCCCGATGTCCAGACACGCTATATCGCAGAAGCGGCTCTGGACACGCCTATCGACAAGTCCCTTCAAGAAATCTGGTGCAGCAAGGGCGATGAGGGTCTGAAGGCCTTCTATGACTGTGTGCGCACTGCCGTTATGCCTGCTGGTGAGGGCATTGGTGACTCGCATGAGCTGCTCGAGTACCTGTGCGACAAGCTGCCCTTCCTGGACAAGCTCTGTCGTTTCAAGATCGGACACACAGTCAAGTGCAACTCGTGTACGTACAAGGACGTTCGCACAGACTCGATGATCGAGTTCTCTGTGTCGCCTACGGGTCGTAAGCAGTCTCTATCGGACTGCGTGATCCAATCCGTGACCCCCGTTGCGATCCCCGACTGGACGTGCGAGGAGTGCAAGAAGAAGGGCTGCACAAAGCAGCTTCTGATGTCGTCCTTCCCCCAGATCTTCGTGTTCCACGTCACGTCACTGAACACGTCCGTCTCGTACTCGACTCAGCTTGTCATGAACGGACAGAAGTACGCCCTACTCGCGGTCGTCTGCTTTAACGGTGGACACTGGTGGACGTACGGTCGCGATATGCCGCCAGGTAAGGATTGGATTGAGTACGATGACCAGTCTATTCGCGTTCGTGGACCCCAACACTTCCCGTTGTCGGACAACATGCGTCTTCTCTTCTATTATCGTATCAATGAATAAGCAAGGATGGGAGACTGGACTTGGCCTCTGAGCACACAACAATGGAACCAGAGCACGGTTCCTTCATCAACAACAAAACCTGCACCCACGTCTACAACCGCGCCTGTTTCAATGGTTGTACCTGGGCTTATCGCGGCGGTGTTAATTCTTACATTTTTCGTTCTCATCACGACTGGGTCGCTAATCGCGATCGCGGTTCTTTGGGTTCTGATGGCGATCTTCACATTCCTACTGTACACCTATGGATTCATCACTTCAGGGATGTTGACTGCAGCGACCGTGGCTCAGCCTGTCGCCCAAGCTGCAACTACGAGTCTGGATATAGTGGGCAGTGAAGTGTTCCACATCTCGGACAACAAGTTCACCTACGACGATGCAGCCGCCGTCTGCGCTGCGTATGACTCGCAGTTAGCGACACTCGAACAGATCCTCGATGCCTACAATCACGGCGCTGAGTGGTGTGGATATGGCTGGTCTGCGGGTGGCATGGCACTCTACCCTACACAGAAGGGCACGTGGGATGCCCTCCAGCGGGAAGCTGATCAGGGTAAACGCACAGCCTGTGGACGTCCGGGCGTGAACGGCGGATACTTTGACCCGAGCTCCAAGTTCGGTGTCAACTGCTTCGGTATCAAACCCCAGGGCAATGTATCGCTGCCCACACCTCTGCCTGGAACCGACCCATCTGCATTCAATAGTGCAGTGACACAATTCAAGGCAGTCTTGAAGTCGTTTACTCTTGACCCGTACTCTCGCACAACTTGGTCTGGTTCAGTTGCGGGATCTGGGCAGCAGCTGCTGGGTAGTTTAGCGAAGGAGCATTTTTCCATGCCCGGGATTCCTGATTACGAAGTGATGCCCGGCGAAACCATTGCAAACGCGGGGCTTCCTCTCGGGTCTCCGTACGGTCTGCGCGGTGCTCAGGGTGATGCTGGACCTGCTGGACCGGCTGGACCCGCCGGAACTCCGAGTACTGTGCCTGGACCGGCTGGAAGCATGGGACCCACTGGACCGCAAGGATCGAAAGGTGACGCAGGTGTAAGCAACGTTACTGGACCCACTGGATCCGCGGGGACAAACGGGACAAACGGGATAAACGGGATAAACGGGAAAGATGGGAAAGATGGGAAAGATGGGAAAGATGGGAACAATGGAGCCCCTGGAGACACTGGACCCGCAGCAAATGCAGGGGGGAAGATAACGATTGCCGGTTGGACATTGGATGGAACCACAAACAATGGTAACGACCTCGTAGTCAGCGGGCCCACCAGCCAGGACTTCATATTCCGCGAATCTGGTACACCCTGGGGTGAATTCTTTATTAGGCGTGGCAATGATTGGAAGAAGTACGATTGATCATCAC